TTACAATATTAATATATAACATTGTTTCGATGTTGTCAAGGGATTTTTGCCGTCTGAAAAATTAATGCTTAATAAGCAACTCCTTTCCGTTTTTGCCGATCTTGCATTCGAGGATTGCGCCGCCCATCGGGTTAGGGCTGAACCCCCTTTCAACGGCGAACTGGCTGGAGAGCGGACGCACAAACGTACTCGTGATTACGTGGATACACTCCCGCGTATATACTTTGCACTGTTCGGACAGCCCCATCCTGACGGACTTATCGGAGATGGAAACGTGCTTGTGTCCGAACCAGATTACATCAGCCTTGTCGATCTGAACGTCCATTCGATTGAAATCGATCATGCCCTTGCTTACGGGTGCGTGACCGCCCATCCCATGATGATAATAGATAACCAGGTTGCGCCCAGATGAGTCCCCGTTCCTGAAGAAAAACTTGTAGAACCCGCAGAACCCGCCGTATGCAATATGATCGCCAAGCATTTTAATAAGGAGCTTCGTTACGTTTATGCTGTGATATTTCTGAAGGACGGATTCATGATTGCCGTCGCCCATCAGGACGATCTTGTCTGCATATGGTTCAAGCGTCTTGGCTGCGTATTCAAGCGAGGCGTTTATGATGTCAGAGCGATTGCCAAATTTAGGATCGACAACATCCGGCGAATACCGCTTGTAATCCTTTGGCAACAGCAAGTCCATCGTGTCGCCGTTTATCAGGATAAAGTCGCATTCGTCGTGCATCCTCTCCATGTAGCGATGAAAGTAGTTCTTGTCGAATCCCGCCGCGCCGATATGGATGTCTGAAATCAGCCCGAAGCGAAACGTCTGATTTATCGCATATTGAATCGTGTCCGGATAACGATGCCCCAGGATGAGCGTCTTGTCGCTTTCAGTTTTCACCTAACTCTCGGTGTTCGTGTGATTCGATTAGCCGGTTCAGGTAAAATCCGGCTTTGGTTGCGTTTTCAAGCGGAGTACTTTTCCTATATAGACGAATTAAATATTTCAGAATTGAACCGATCCAGTAAGCGTCTGTTCCCGTTGCGCCGGTAAACTCAATGAAGTCTTCAATGATGTCAATCGCCTGCTTGTCGCCGCGAACGTAATGCGAATCATCCGGCTTTGACTCTGGATGGGGATGACATTCATCAACATCATGCTCAAGATACCTCCTGCGCTCAGCCGCTGGGGTGCTCATTAGAAATTTGCGCTTTTCTTTGCCGGGAAGTTTTTCATAACATTCAATTTTCATCTCTCCCACCTCTGAGGATATTTTGGCTTTCGCCGGTACTGGTTCTTCGGCGTGTGCGCTCGTTCCTTAGCGAAGTCCGGCGTTTTTCGCCGCGACTTCTTGCGTTTGTAGATGAGCCGAAGTTCATCCTTGTCAAAGTTCATTGCCGTTCATTTTAATAGCGTTGGCGTTGTTAAAACCATTTTGCTGACGTTAGCAAAATGGTCCCCCTTAAATCGGCTTCCCCAACACGATCATCCTCCGCACCTCGTCCATGTCCATGTTTGGGCAGGTCTTGTGAGTCTTGGTTTGCGCCTCGTAATGTCCCTGAACCTGAACCTTTTCGGGACGAAACATGGCGATCAAGCCGTTGCAAAGAATGACCAGGCTCTGCATTTGTTCTTTATTGAATCCGCGAACTCCGGTCAGACAAATTCCAATCGAGTTGCGGTTTTTGCCTTGAACGTGCGCCCCGACCTCACTGATCTTTCGACCCGTCCGAACCGACCCGTCTTCCTCTATCACATAGTGATAGCCGATACGTTTCCACCCCCGCCCCCTGTGCCAATCATCAATCTCAGCGGCGGTTGTACCAGGCGGCGAGTCGGAACAATGGATGATAATACGGTCTATCTTCCGCATTAGTCGTCGTTTTTCGGAGCGTCATCCGAGTCAAGCCCGCGAATGTAGCCGCGCATATAGGCGAAAATCCTTTCTTGAAAGACGGTCTCAATCTTCTCCCACAGCTTACCGAGCTTTTTATTGCCCGTTACGGTTGACCATCGCCCGTGCCTTTCCCCTAACGCCTCAGCCTTTTTCTCGGTGACGAACATCGGGATGACCGACGTTATAACCCCGCCGAGGGCAAGTGACCCAATGGGAACTAAAATTGATTGCCAGTCCATATCAAATCCAAAGTTTCATAAAAATGTTTATCCCCGTGATGATCCCACCGCCGCCGATGAACGCAAGAACGACATCCCATTTTCTATTGCGCTGTTTGTCCTCATTCACGTGTATTCGTTCGAGGCGGTCGACCTGCATTATCAGACCTGGCTTACCGTTTCCGCGAAGGATCTTATCGATCGCGTCAATTTTTCCCTCAATGCGCATCAGCGTTTTCTTTTGTTGCGATTCGCTGACGCGCCGGTCATCGCCATTCCACGTCATAGCGTCACCTCCACACCAAATTTGATCTTCCACGTCTCAAGTCCATCTTTGCGGTAAATTCCTCGAATAAACGGGGCGTAGCGGCGTTCATTCTGGCTCTTTATATCAATCGTCGCATCGACGGAGTGAACGTCTAAGAAGTCTGTTAAATAGGTTAATTTGCCATAATCCAAAAGCGGGGTTTTGAAGACGAACACTCCGTCAGCGTTAGCCCACGCTTCAGCCGTTACTCCGCCTCCAAAGTCAAGGGAGCCAACGTCGCGGAAAATGGTTACGGATTGCCGGTCGATATTAGCCGCTTCATGTAGATTTGACTGCAATTCGACAGCCCATTTGTTTGTTATCGGCTTCAAACAGGCAATGCCGTAACCCCAATAGTACAAGCCGTTCTCGCGCTCGCCGAATGCGCTTACGTTGAGAACGCCCCACGTCGCGCCGCCGCTCAGTTCCCAGTCGGCGGGATTTCCCTGAACGTTGGCGGTACGGATTGACAGCGCCCCTTCGATCACGTCGGGGGCGAATATGGTTAAAAAGGATTTTTTTCGAGGAGTAGCCGCAGGTTGCGGATCATATGGGTTGAGTAATTCGTCAGTTAATCCGAACAGTGAGTCCGTTTTCTCTTCAGCGCGGACGGCGGCTGATCTAAAATCGTCCGTCCTTTCATCTCCTCGCGCCAAAGAAAAGCCGATCAGCAGCAGAATGATGCCGATTGTAAGTGTGATCAGATATTTGATCCGTTCACTCATCGCTCTGTCCGAATGTCATATAGTTTACTATTTGTAAACATTATAGTAACATTTTCGCCGTTTGTCAAGGCTGCCCACCATCTTTCTCGCGCCGTCGCCTGGTCATAGTCGTACCAATAGGGATAACTGGCAAGCGCAATCGGCGCAACTAACGCGGTTTCAGCGTGATTGTGGTATGCCCCGTTCGTTGGATAAGCATACGTCGAATACCCCAGCGAGGCGGAGATGACGTTGCCGCCGAGATCGTATGGAACATAGATCACAGACTGGGCAGGTTGCTGAACCATAGACATTATGACTGGATCTGTGTAGCCCTTTTGAATGACGTGTGCGAGCCCGTACATCGTATAGTCATTTGAAAAATAGTTCTTGCCCCAAACGCCCTCGTTTGGCCACATCCACAACGCCCACTGTTGAATTTTCTCGGCGATGAGATTAGTCTCAACGTCCTTCTCCAGCATGATATAGGCCATGAATTTATCGTAACCGCCAGATAATGCCCCCGTTCCATCCTGGTAGAGGTTCCAGTCTGACTCAACCCCAGCTTGTGAATATCCGAATAATAGCGTTTTCGCAAATCCGTCCATGTCATCAGCATCGAACACTATTCCAGCATCGTAGAGTGGCTGAACGCAATACATCATTGTCCACGCGCCATGAGGCCCGTCTTCGAGGAGTCCTTCGGGCACGGGATCGCCGGGGTTGTACTCATACAGATACTCACCATCGCCCCCCGTGCTGATTGAATCGGCGAACCATGTTCCATAATGCGCCGCATAGGTTGAATCAACCGTATTCCCGTCATACATATAGAGTTCAGCGTGCGCCCCCGCCAACGCCCCATCGAGATTAATCGGGAATGAATGGTTTTCAAGGTTGTCAATCCAATATCCAAATGTCGTCGAGTCTGCCCACTGTAAAGAATCAAATAACGCCAATGTAACCCTGACAGTATCGATCCAATCCGTCAATTTTGGATAATCGCCAGCCAAACCGTCTTCGATTCCATAACGGCACATTCGGGCAATCGCCGCACTGGGAAGAGCTGACTTAGAGTTGACCGTCCAATTCAATGAGCTCTGCTGTTCCCCCCATCCTGGTGAATAATCTCCCCCGCGCTGATCGTCGCCATTCGTCTGTTCAACGTTGTCGCGCAAATACATAATAGTATCCGCCATCGCATAGGCGAGGTCGAGAAAATTTGTGTTATCGAATGTGCGATAGAGTTCAATGTTTGCAATGATGCACGCCGAGGCGTTTTGGTTTATGTTAATCCCGCGGATTGAATCGTTTGCAGCGTCATTGATCGAGTTGTAAGAGACGAGGAACCTGTCCTGCATGTGTTCGAGCGCAAGCGTCTCAATATTCGGGGTTGCTGCCAGCCCCCACGCAATGCCTTCAACCGGGTAATCAACTCCGTTAACAACGAGTGTGTCATATTCACCTTTCGCCGTCGAATCAGGAGAATAGCTTATTGTTCCCGTATAAGCCGCGCCATCAGCGAGAATTATTTGAGAAGGAAGGTCGGTCGTGAATGAAACAGCCCCCTCTTCCAGAGCGACATTGAATGTATCTCTTGCCCCTGAGATGTTGGTTATCACGATGCGAGATTTGCTCGTCGTTCCCAGATGAGTATAACCGAAATCAAACGCCGTAGGATGAACGGTAATATCTTGCCCGTCCTGTCCGACTTCGTGCGCGGCAAATCCCATATTGACGTTGTAATGGAAATTGTCTTGCGTCGCGCCCCAGGCTCCGTCCGTTATTGTCCCGTGATAACCGCTTCCTGAAACGTCATAAGAAACTTCGCCGTAACCCTCTGCGAGCGGATACATCAGCAGAGAGTTGGACGTTGCAACGTCTATGCCGCCGTTCTTTATTTCCGTTACTTCGGACGACGTTAGTTCATCGTCGAACAGCCTCACATCGCAGATATAACCATCGAATGGAGTATGGATTGATCCGTCGTCCAACTGGCTCCCGACGCTTACGTCTGCGGTCGTGTTGTTCATCGCGCCATAACCGTTGTCGTCTTTTGTCTGATCAACGGCAACCCCGTTTATGTAGATTTTAATCCCGGAAACGTCTTTATTCCCGCTGTAAGTACCGGCGATATGAATCCATGTGCTGTCATCGAGGGCGTCATCAACGATTGTATTTATTCGTTTCCCGTCGTCTGAGTCAAATATCGCGAACTGAGCCTTGCTTGAATAAATCGCAAGCCGCCACTCCTTCGTCGAATTATCGTCCACGTCGCATTTTGCAAAAATAACCTGGCTCGTCGTTATGTCATCAGTGTTAATCCACGCGCTTACGCTGAACGGGAGATCGTCGCCGTCTGTGAAACTGAGATCCGCCTCGTCTGATTTAACGATGAACGTCGTCGATCCGTCAAACGTCAGACAGTTAGATCCGGCGAATGATGAATTTCTCGCGTTGCGCGTGCGGTCATAGATCGTCTGCCCAGAGAATCCTTTAACGCCCATGATCCATTGTACATCCGGCATATAGCCGCCGGGGAGCAAATACGAGAACTGTGACCGCCCTGAGACGATGCGCCAGTCTATGCGCCCCCAACTGGAAGCGCATAGAAAGACGGCGACGATCATTATCAGCGCATAGCCGGATCGTTTCATCATTTTACAAATACCTTTCTCAAAGTTGAATCGGTCGTACACATTTCAAGCAACCTCGCAACCGGGAATTGCTCGCCGGTCAGCGTCGCGGTCCCGCTTACATAAGTCGTGCAGGCAAGTGATGAGTAAACCGTAAGCGAGTCGAGGGGAAATGCCTCGTCTGGATCAACTGTATTCAGAGAGTCTTGAGTTATAACAGCGAGAATCGAGTCCTGCGAAACGCTGATCGTTCCCGTTACCGCTGTAAACGCTCCAAGACACCCACCGGCGGCGGGATAAAGTTGCTGTCCCGGCCATAAATAGCTCCCGTCGGTTTCAATCCTGGCGTCGGTCATCCCCTGAATACAGACAAATCCAATGTCGTTATCGGGAATGTAGTCTTCCCATGCCCCGCTCGCGTCTTTACCTCCAACGACAACGCCGGCGAAATCGCCCTCAGCCTGATCGGACGCGCGAACGCCACAGATAGGCAATGCGATAACCTGGTACGTTGTCCATCCGCTGGTAGCCTGGCTATCCATTACGCTGTCTATCTGCGTCCACCAATACGCCGAGGCAGTCAATACCTGGTCATCGCCGTCTGTAATCGGGAGAGTTTCTGATTGTGCAGCCCCGTCAGCATCGAGTCCGTATATCCACAGCGAATCATCAGAAGACGACCCCGACGCTGCGTAAACGTACAATGAATGCGCCCCGCCCTCATCGGACAAGTCAATCTCTATTCGCGCAGTCTTGCCTGCTGCGGTGTCACAGACAGCTATCCTCGTCGTGTCCCAAACAACAGTCGCGCCGACATCGAGTGTATCGCCCTCTTTATTGAGAACAGTAAACAGCAAACGCCCCTCTTCGGCTATGGTCGTTCCCAAATATCGAGGCGTAAGAACCTGCCCGCGCAGTTCCTCGTATTGAATCCAATCGCGCAACTGAATCCAGTTTGAAGGAATCGTCGGATAATAATCTGTATAGCTCGTCCGAGGAGTCTGCGCAAATGCTGAAGCGATTATCATAATCACAACAAACAGCGAGCCAACATAAGCGATCTTTTTAAACATCAGTATCTCCTAATTTTTGCAGACGAGCCGCCAGTTGACGATTGCCTGTTCGAGGATGTCGTCAGCGGCGTAAAACTTGAATCTCGCAGCCTCACAGACCGGAAGCCTGACAGGATAAACAACCCATTGACCCGTCGGAGCCGCTGATTCAATCGGCGGCAACCATCTCCAGAGTCCGTAAAACGGATGAGTGTAGTTGTCGAAGTTAATGAATTGATCTGACGAGTCAGCCCAGGTGCATATATCGTTGTCAGAAAGTTTGCACTCGAAAATAATCTTCAACAAATTGGAACTGTCAGCATCGTTAATCGCCGTTGAGCAAGTGTAGCTGGTCGTCAACGTGTCCAGCTTCACCCAGAGATCAAATAGTTGCGGGTTGTGAGCCGTTATTGAGTCGCTTAGTGCATAATTCGGCGGGAGTGTCGTGCTATAATTCGACCCCCACTGGACTTGCATCCAGTCGGTCGAAAGCGTATCGTTTCCCCAGGATGAATCCTCAAGAGCCGCCGCGCACAATGTGTCAACGCCTTCATAGTAAAACATGGACGTTTGTCCGGTAATCACCGGAGCCGATGGCTGTGACTTCCAGTTTGGGTTAAAGTTCACCGCCTCAGCCGCGCCTGAGACCGTCGTAAAAATGAGCGCGGCGAATACGGTCAAGAAAATTAAGGCGCGCATATCGCCCTCCTGTTTATGTTATCCAATTATGGTCTGTTGTTCAAATTCAATGTCAAGAGCGCGGGATAATTTCGCCGCGCCGCTGGCGTCTGCGGTCTTGATCGAAATCTCAATCTCGTAAACGGTTCCCGCCGTTAGCCCAGATGTCAGGTCGAGTTCAAGAACAGACGGAGTCGCCGGGGTTATAGACGTGTTTACAATCCCTGTTTTTTCAACAGACATGACCTCTGTTGACTCAAGAGCCGTTATTGCGAACTTTACTGATCCGGCATAGCTGGCGTTTGCTACGAATGGCAGACAATACAGAGCCGCTCGCTGGTTTTCAGCCTTGTGTCGATAGAACCGGCGATATTTCACGACGTAGCTCTCTGTCGTGTCCTGGAACTCATCGAACTCGGCGGCGGCGTTTGTGTCTGCAGTCGTCGCCATAATTTCCGGCGGAGTTCCAAGCGTTAGCGTTATTGCTTCGCCGTCCGCGTCTCGATTCGGCGGAATGTTTCCGGCGGCAATCGTAGCTACGTCGGAATTGTATGGATCTGAGGCTGTGTCGAATGCGACGACGACAACGGAGAATGGCTCATTTCCAATCTTGAAATAGGTCATCGTAGCCATACCGTCCGAGTCCGGCGTCAGTCTGTGTCGCTGGCAGCTCGCCCTTAGCGTCGCCAAAGTCGCCGCAAGCGTAGCCCCAGCAGACACCCCCGCAATCGATCCCGTCTTGATGTAAACCTCATAAAGGTTCACCTTTGCAACTTCAGCGGCGTTGACCGACATACTGATTGAAACATAGCGGTTTCCGTGCCGGTCAGGCTGCCCGGCGTTGACAGCGCAACCGACGGAAGGCGTCCCCGCCCACGCATCACCTACAACCAGAGAATCGACGGTTGTTTTCACAGCGTCGAACTGATCATATTCAACCGCATCACCGCTCGTTGCGCCAGCCGCCAGCCCCGACAACTGAATAGCCGAACCGCCATTGTCGAGAACCAGTTCAGCGCAGTCTATCTTCAGATTGCGGCGCGTTGACTTTGCTGCGTCGGAACAGGTAATCTCCAGCGTTGACCCGTCGGCTGTGTCAACATGAAGAACCGTATCTGACCCAGATGCTGGCTTTACTTTGATTGTAGGATGTTCATTCCCCGACGTGTCGGCCTTGTGTTGCGCCCCCTGGAGATTGCTTATCGTGTTTGAGTCGGAGTCTATCGTTTTATTTTCAAGAGTCTGCGTGTCGTCGTCTCCTACAATCTCGCCAGTAACCCCGTGAGTCCCGCTCCCAGAACCTTCATGCGTGGCAAGGTCAGCTGAGGCATTGCCATCAGCGAGCGTTATGTCTTCAACAATTGTGGTCGTTGATACGCCCCCGTCGTCTGAGGCGATAATCGAGTGTTTGTAGGTCGGATCATATTTATCGGAGTCGTCGATGTCTATTGTGAAGATGTACGCCGATGAACCCGCCGTCCACGCCGCTTGTACGTTGTCAGCATCACCGAACGACCGCCCGTCTCTGACAAGCTCCCAGGTGAACCCCGTATGCTCTTCAGCCCGATAAAAATATAGTTTTCTGTTATCTGCCATGTCCTATCCTTTTAAAATGGCATTGCGCCATAGTTGCCCGTCACTCCTGCGAGCGCGGTCCCAGATCCAAGCGTTCTTGGCGGGACGAGGACCAGCCCAACCGATTCGAGAACCAGTTCCGGCGAATGTCCAACATACAGTCCGCCCGTATAAGCCGCCATCCATTCGCTTGTAGGAGTTACTTCAACGCTGAAATCCACGTCATTATGAGGCGTAAACATCAGCGTCGCGCCTGCGCGTGCGTGTGCAACCATGATTTCGAGGAAGTTAGCCGCCGTCAGCCCCTCCCACTTCATCCGAGCAACCATCCTGAACCCGTCATGTCTCCGAACGATCCGCCCGTTGTCCAGCCTCATCGTCACAGCCCCGCCGTCATATCGTTCAGGGCTAAAAGTAATCTCATAATCTTTGGGATGTTCAAGCGTGCTATGAATCCTGCGCCCTGGTCGTCGTCCAGCATCACCGTAAAGCAGTTGAATTTCAGGCGCGCCCGCTCCCATGACAGTTGAAATTGGGTAGCTCATCGTTTCCTCGCAACTGTTAGCATCAGCGCATCCGCCCCGTATGTTATCCGCCAGATTGCGGGTTCAACCGCGCCGAGCTGCGGATCTGTGAATGTGACCTTGTCAAACAGGTTAAACGCCGCCGATGTCGCGTCGTGCAATATCTCGACCTCCCACATATCATATTTCCCCGCAAGCTCCGCCTCGTAATAGTCGCGCAGTATCTCATAATAATTGTCGTTTTCAATAAACGATGAATTGATTGACGGGATTTCATCGCCATAGTAATCGACAATCGAAGCCGTCTTGCGAATCGTCGCGCCGGAGATGTCGTGAGTTACGCCCGTATTGTAATCCCGCTGAACGATGTTGATCGTTTTATCATCACCAATCCAGAAAATAGAATCGGTCAGTATTGCAATATCGAGCAAGAACTTGCTCAAAGCCTGGTCGCGGACTTCAAATCCGACGTTGGTAATTTGGGGATCTCCGGCGTATGTCAACAAAGCTCCCGTCAGAGAATACGTCCCAGCGTCGGATGTAATAGACAATATGTGTTCCGGCTGTTCACGTAGCAGCGTAATCAGCAGATATTCGTCGGAGACAATATCAAGCAAAAACTCAACGCCCTTGTAAATCGCGGGGAGTCTGTCATAAACATCGTTAATCGGAAGAGGGGTGTTCGCTCCAACAAATGCGCCAAACGAACTTTTAACGCCGTCCGTTTCGAGAGTATCCGTCAAGTCTTGCCCCGTTGCCATGTTGACGCGATAGACCCGCGCCGCGCTTAGGTTGTATGCTGAATAGAGTTGCCCGTTGTCGTTATCCTGAACGATGAGGATATGGCTCCAGATTTGATAGACGTTTAAATAGTCGTTATCCTGGTCATAGATAACGCCAACGTCATTGAACCTCAGGTCGCCATCAGTCGCTCCGAGCCGCTTTAAATCTTCGTGGTATGAATAGTTCGCGAACGATGCGCCGTATGGCATTCCCGCCCGGCTGAACGTCCACTCATAGCGTTGAACAAGCTGAAACTGATTCGTAATCTCATATAGCCTTACAACGTTATATTCATACGGCGCATTGTTCTTCCTGAACATTGCGAGTACGTAATTGACGGTCTCCCCGTCAACATCTCGCGTAAAGAATCGGACATTGTTTACGAGTTCATCCAGCAGCGTTATTGAAGTCGTGGTATCAGATGAAACCGTTCCTGGATCATAGAGTCCGCTCGAAAACCCGCCGCCCGTTTCTTCCTCTATCTGTCTGACGATTTCGGCGAACAGGGCTGAAAACGGGACTTTGAATATCGTCCCGCGAGTCGTCTTGCGCGAATAGTTGAAGCCGGGATCAAACGGGTTTGGATATTCGCCGGCAAGCGGGTTAAAATACAGGTCGCGCCGCTGATCCTCGTTTAAGAACACAGTGTCATAGTACATCGCAAGCGTATCGAACAAGTATGTTTTTTTATAGCCAAGCCTCTGCGCTGGTTCGTTCTCCCACGTCGTCTCGAACGTGTCCGCTCCGACAATGTATTGCACGTCATAAGGTTCTTCGTCGTCAGGTTCAATATGGCTGACTGATTCATAACGATACCGCGCCCCGTCGAATGTAGGACGCCCGGCGAGGATTCTGTTTATTGCCGAAATCCATCCGAGAGCCGAGAACGTCATCATCCCCTCTGCATAGTCAACCGTGATTTCACGGTCAACAGATCCGGCGAATATCAGGTTGTCATAGCTGTATATTTCAATCAAGTCACCCCGCGAAATCTCCCAAGCCCCGCCAGGAAAGAACCGAGCCTCTGATTCTGCAAAGATTGTCATATTGGCGACCGGCGAGCGAAACGAAAACATTCCGCTTTCATCAAATCGCTTTGTCACAACTGGAGGTCGCCCCGCAACAAACGGAAGCCTTCGCCATGCGCTGTCTTTATATATGTAGGCTGTGAACGCCATTACAGGGCCGCCCTCAATTCCTGCCTGTCAATTGCATTAAGAACACTAACAAGCCGCCGTCCATCGACATTCAGATTGATTGCTACATCTCCGGAGCCGCCGAATCCAGTTGACCCGCCGCCAGAATCAAACGCGGTTTTTCCGCCGCCGGTAATCAGTGATCCAAATGCTGGAAACGCCGCCGCCGCAAAGTTGGGAAAGAAGGGCGCGAGTATGGCAAATATTGCCGCTTTAGCCAATAGTTCAGCGACCATTCGCCCCAACATTTTTGCAAACGCTTCCGCAACCTGGCTGAAGTTTTTCTCCGTCGATGTTGCAAATTGCGCGAACGCCGATGCGAGTTGCTGCGCTGCGCTGACTCCAAGATCATAAAACTCTTTGAAAGCAACGTCTGCGATCTTCTGTTTCATCGTCATCGCCCCAATCGCTTCACCGGTCTCACCCAGCGCAAGCGTTATCCCCTGGATTTCGACCTTCATTTTCTCATAAGCCGGAATTGCTTTATCCTTCAGCGTTGACGCGGCGAGTTCAGCAGCTTCGACCTGTGCAAGCGAAACCTCGTTCTGAGCTTTAGCCCCGCTTACTGCAACATCATTAACGGCGGCGGCAGCATCATACTCTTCCCACAGAGCAGTGACAGCCTTCTTATACCCCTTGACGGTCTCTTCAATAGCAGCCCGGTTTTCCTTCGATATGAACCGCCCGCCGAATAAGGCGTTATCGAGTTGACCCTGCGCCATATTCTGGAGTCGCTGGAGTCCGATTATCCTGTCATAAATGCGCTGCGCTTCAGCATTCGGCGCAAATGATTTCTGCCCCTGGAAGAGTGAAGATGCGTCAGAGAACTTGTTCAGATAATCGAGAGCCTTGTTCACCGCCGGCGAAGTCATCTCAAGGATGAACGCGCCAAACCTTTCCTTCGCGTCACCGAAGGCGTTAGACATTTGTTCAACCTTTCCGGCGTATGTTTCAGCCTTTGCCTGTGCCGATCCGCCGAATTGATTGTTGATTTCAGCGAGGATAATCGCTTGCGCCTCGCCGAGTCGATTCGTTTCAGTCAGAGCTTTAATTAGCCGCTTTTGCATGTCACTAAACGTGACGCCCGATCGACTTAAATATGTAAGTCCCACAGCAGGATCGTTAAGGGCCTTCCCAAGCTGTATTGCTGCCGACTTAAGATCCGTTCCCATTCTTGCCGCCATGTCCTGAACAGCGGGAACAGTTTTAGTTAATATCTCGCCCCTTATGTTTGTGAACGTTAAGAGGATCGACTCCATAGCGATGGTCGCCTCATCACCGTATGTCGTTATCTTCTGAAGCTCAGAGGCAAGATTCTGCAGTTCCTGACTCGTCACTCCTGCGATGCTTCCAGTCGATGCAAGGCCAGCATTAAGCTGCGCGACAGCTTGCTCCTGAACGCCGGCGAGCCTTGTGAAATCCTTAATAGCTGCGCCAACTCCAAGCGTAATAAACGCCGCGCCAAGCCCCTTGAACAATCCAGAAACGCGGTCGATAGATTTCCTCGACCGCGACTCCATCTTCTTCAGGTCTTTATCAAGCTTGTCAAGGTGGACACCCACCTCAACATATGCGTCGCCTAATTTACCGAGTTGCGCCAAGTCGTTCCATTAGCCTCTTGTGTTGTTCAGCCCGTTTGTTAAGGTTTTCAGAGCCACTCTTCGTCAGATACGCTTTAAGCGGTTTGATCTTCCGTTGGTTCTGCATTACAGCCGTCATCCATGCCTGTGTCGTGATGTTATCCTGGTACGATTCGCAGACTATCGCGAACTCATACGGCGTAAGCGTCCAGAACGAGTCTAATGCTAGGCCCGCCTGAACGCCCCGCTTTATCAGGTCTCTCCATTCTGGCCAGTCGTTTCCGTCGTCTCGCCCGGCGGCGTCGGAGGGAGTTCATCCCCAAACAGCGAAGCCGAAATAGCCCCGACCATCTGGGTTATCAGTTCGCTCGTCGAACATCCGCAGGTCTCTGGATCAATCTTAAAGTGATCGAGAATAATTCCAATCATATCGAGATCCATGTTTGCGCACCGGTCGATAACGTCCCGCAAACCGGACGAACCGGATTCCTTCTGAATCACACGGAGATCGTTGAAGGTCACGCGGATTTTAACGTCGCCGACCATCGCTTCGCCGCGTTCAGGGTTTATCATGCTGCGCTCCAATCTCCTGTGATTTCAAGCGTGACAGACAGCGTCGCCGGAGCCTGATCGGGAAAGCCCTCATTGATTGAAGTCACAATCGCGTCGGCTTCCTCAAAGTCCGCGCCATAATATCTCACAATTTCGACCGCCCCGTCGCTTCTGATCGCCGTTTTCAGCGTTGCGAGAGCCGTATCGTCTGGAACGAACATCGCGTCCAGCGTTACGGTTGCGGAATATCGCCCGCCGATCAGCTTCCTTGACCGAGAATCCTTTGACGAAACGTCCAGCGCATCGAGGTTCTCGTTGAACGTGACATTCGTCTGTGATCCCACTGTATTACCGCCGACCTTCAGCAGAACGGCGGCGCCATTGATTTCAGCCATTTATTACTCCTTCGCCAGTTTGAAAACCGCGACTTTCATTCTGTTCGCTTCGTCAACCGTGATCGTCGCCATGCCACTCGAATTGTAACGCATCGGCACTTTAAAATAGGCGATGTTTGGTTTGCTTGAGCCGCTTTCAAGTGGGATCGTAAGGTCTGACAGCGTTACAGTTCCATAACCAGCAATCCTGATGGTTGAAGCCGGGGCGGAAACAGTCGCAGTACAAGTCCCGCCGGTCGAGTCATAGAGTACAACGAATGTCAGGTTATTGTTCGGAAACGTCACCCCGTCCGTTGTCGTGATCAGCGCAAAGTTTGTCCTCGTGAACGTACTGTCAACGAGTTCAACGCTCGTAATCTCAACGGGCGTGATTTCAGTCGCGGCAGCCCAGACGATTGAGACCCCAATCGTCAACACCAGCAGCGACATTAAAAAATGCTTCATGATGTTTTCTCCATTAAAAGCCTGAGTTCAACATTAAGCCCAATCGCATCATCGTCGGGGCCGAGTTGAGTGATTGTTGTCGATGATAAAATGAACGTGTAATTTGAAATCGAAAATGTTCCCCTGTGCAACAAGTCGCGGATCGTCTCGGCTGCGGCGTGTGCATCGAGAACTGAACCATTATCGGGAAACCATATTTGAACGTCTGTAATTATTTCGCGTCCGCGTGTTGTCTTTGTGTCATGAGGTTCATCTACAACCATTCCAATATGTACATAAGGCAGGTCAGCGTCACGGGGCGCGAGTCCGCCCGTGAATATCGCGGGATTGCCTCGATATGTTGACAGATAATCCGTCAGCGACGTTGAAGCCGCCAGCTTTGAATATAGCGTTGAAAGCAAATCGTTCACTTGCCGCCCACTATCTTTTGGAAGATCTTATCGCGATTGCGAAAGATTGTCGGGCGCAGGTATGGACGCTTTTTAATGTAACGCCCCCCAAACTCCAAGCGTCTCGCATATTCAACGCCATCTATAACGCCGAGAAACAAGCCGGGCGCATCCTTTCGGCTTTTATCTATTTCATAATCAATGTTAGATTGAAGCGTACTCGACTGGGCAAAAGGCGGCTCTCCTGGCTTAGAGTGAACCCTTGATCTCGGGCCGCGAGGGCCTCCAGCACGATGTAGATTTTGCCGCTGATTGTGCGTGAGATTTGGATTTTTAGTGTTTGCTCCTGGTCCACGATTCACAAGTATTTTTGCTTTGTTTCTAAGCATCCTCCCTGCCGAGTTCATCCCTATAAGCACCCGTTTCCGCACATTTCCCTTGAGCTTATCGCCATACCACATCATTTTCTGGTTCATGACTGAATCTCCGAGCAATCTATTTCGCAATGCAATCCGCGACCGCCGGGAATCCTGACGACGTGAACATCATAGAATTTATCGCCAGATTCAAGCCTGTCGCCGGGTTTGATAGGCGCGGAGCTACGCAGATAGGCGACGTGCGTCAGCCTGGTTCGCGCCTGTTCAGCCGCAACCAGTTCGCGCCCCGTTGCAGGTCGAATCCGTCCGCGTTCATCAGAAACATGCGCCCATCCGTCGATAAATCCGCCCTGTCCGTCTGACACTCCCGCCGGAGTCTGAATTGCTATTTTGCGAATCCCTATCATATCGAGATGATCCTGTGCGGAGCCAGCATCAGCCTCACCCTGTCTGGCATTCTCTGCGCGTCCCGCGTATAATTCATATCACCAATTCGCCCGGATGAAACCGCGTCGCGATGTTCGTACAAATCAGCAATCCACGTCAGCGCGGCAGCCTTAACGTCATCGGGCGCGCCGTCTGTCCCGCCGTCATAAACGACTTTCCACCTGCGCCGCCCGTCGAGCCAGTCAGACTGCGAGACGCTGGTCGGATCGCGATAAATCAGACCGCCGATTGGGTCATAGTCATAATCGTCGGAGTCCTCTTCAGCGTCAGAGTCGAACGTGTCATATATTGCGTCTATCGAGGCAATCGGAGGATTAGTTACGACAAGATTCTTGCTGCCGCCGTCCAGATAGTCGGTTGTTTCCGCTTCGGTATAGCTGCGGTCAGTGTGTTTCTCGACAGCCGCCGTAACCTGATCGACTAATTCACCGATCAGCGTGTCGTCATCTGTGTGATCTATTCCGAGAAACAGCTTTGCCTCTGCTGAAGTTACAAGACTCATTTCGCTTTTAACCTCTTTGGATTCTTGCGCTTCGGAGTGTGCTTCTTTTCAGGCGGTCGCGTTATCGCCTGAACATTCTCAGGAGCCTCAATCGCTTGGACTTCAACTTCATCTATTGCGTCAGGCAATACGTCAACAAATCCCCTGCGCCTAACCGTATCAATTAACCGATCAGCGAACTCGGCGTCAGGGCAGGAGTCCCCCTTATTCAGGATTCTCCTGCCCATAACGTCAAGGTTTTTCAATGCGAGAATCACATTTAGACCGCAGCAACCGCAGCCACGCCGGTATTGCCCGCGCTCAGGTCGGGAATATCACCGCCGCCAGCCGATTTCAGACCGACGACGTGCGCATTAACAGCCGCCAACGTGTTGGGACCCGAAGCCGCCTTTGTGAAAACAAGCCGCGCATATCGCTTATTACCGCGATACGAGAACCGGTGAACCATCGACTTAACCGCGTCGCGAATTGTGTTTGAAGTGATCGCCAGCCAGATGCCGGACGCGATCGTTGCGAACGTCCCGCCAACATCAGCGGCGTCAGTCACAACGGCGAAGTCGGAATCGCTCGTAGTGTCGGAAACCTCAAGCGTGATCGTGTACTTATCGGTTGACGAATATGTCCCGGAAAGCGCGCCAAACGATACCTCAAAATCTATCTGCTCACCGCCCTTTTTGTCAACGATGCCGGTTGTGGTCGTCGCGGAAATCGAAACAGGGGCGAGAGGCATTGCGATCTTGCTCGCATAGAGTGGATCATAGTAACTCATTAGACCCTCCTCTAAGTGCGGTTCAACCGGATGAAGGCGTTCGTGTCGATGACCGTTCCATCGACAGCCATCATCGCGATGAACTGCGTTTGATTGTAGGATGCCTTGACCTCAGTCAAAGCGCGAACGGAGATTCCAACGCGGTCAGCGATTGCGTAACCCTGGCGGAAGTCGCCGAGAATCAGCAGCGCGTCGCCGTCGGAAGTTGACCCGGAAGCAGTGAATCCGTATTCGGTCTCCCGAACGGGATAACCAAGCAACCGATCAGGCTGTCCGAGCGTAAAGTCCGGCTCCCAGATAAACCGACCAGTGCCGTCTCCGCCATCTTCGGTTTTCAGAAGCTTGATTTGGTTGCGGACGTAACGGGGCATCAGCCAGGTCAGGTTGGTTCTGTATGCAGCCGTGAACTGACCATCCAAATCGCCAAGGTCAACAGTTTCGATAGTGTCGGACGTACCGGTCGTGATGTCGTGTCCAGTCAGCCCAGCGTTCAGAAGTCCGAGCGGTTTCGCAACGCCGTTACCGCTGATATACGTTTCCTCTTCAGCAGCAGCAAGCGCGCGGGCGAGGCGACGAATTATATACCCGTTCAGGTCGAATGAAGCGTCCCTCAGCAGACTGTTTGGAACGTTAAGCAACGCGCCGCAGTCGTGAGGAACCAGCGTCAGTTGACCCGCCGGAGTTGTCGGATCTGATTCGGTGATTTCCACATTATCGCCGACCCAGTACGCCGTCGCGTCGAGATCGCCGACCGGGATTCCGTGAGTCCCCGCGCCAACGGTCATCACGTCGCAGATCTCCCTCATGTACAGGAAGTTATCCTTCGCCGAGCGGATTTGCGATTCCATTTCGTTGCTGACCCAGAACCCGCCGTCGGGAGCCGACAGCCGGGTCAAGGTCTTGCGGGATTCGGGCGAGATCATCGACATATCGTCGCTGTGACGCATGTAATCGACAATCGCCTTAGTCGCCATGTCTTCGCCGCTCTTTGCGGCCGGTTTGTCGCTTTCAAAGGGTGTGATAATGCGGTCGGAATTGTAGAACGATTCGAGTTCGTTCTTTTCTTCGTCCGCTTTAGTCATGGCTTCGGCTTTGGATTTCATGGCGAGCGCGTCCTTGAACATCTTCTCGACCTTCTCCCGCTCTTCAGCGGTCATGTCGCGCTCTTCACTTTTTGCCTTTTCGCCAATGTCAACGCCCTGCTGATACAGAGCCTTTCCCTTTTCAAGCAACGCCTTCACTTCAGGATTCATCTAAAACCCTCCAAGAAATTGCGTTTCGAGTTGTGCTATTCGCGCCATTTGGAGATTGGTTTCAGTGAGTGGCTCTGTGACCGGCTCGGCTGAGTCTTTCCGTTCAGCGCATTTCCAGGGTGGGAGTAAATCAGGCCTGTTGAACTCCCGCCTCATTTTATTATAATATCTGTCAATGACAGGTTTGTGATTCTTCGCGTCGTCGCCTTTAGCCGCATCGATGATGGCTGCAGGAATGACAACCATTCTATTGCCAATAACATCGGCGATTAATTCGGAATATCCGTCGAGTGTGTGCGCCTTTTCGCCATTGACGCTCAGGAACGCCTTTTCATAGCGATAATTTGGCGATTCTTTCGCCTGTGTAAATTCCCTGACGCGCTCAAGCGCAGCCTCAGCATCCCACTCCGTCTCCATCGGCGCAAGCGGCAGATCATAGAACTCTCCCTTGACATTTGTCACGGCGGCCTCTTCATTCATCGGAAACGGGACGACGCTTACTTCATACAGCCTAATTTCTTCCAACTTGCGGATTGAATCTTCGTTGTCGTCCTTTTCATAGCTCCATTTTATTGCGCTGTATCCTATTGAGAGCCTGTCGAGATGACCCTCGATTAGTTTCTGGCGAATGTTGGCTACATCTGAAGCCTGTGACATTTCGGCTTTGAACCACAGCCCCTTAGCATCTTCACGAGCTTCTCGAACCGTGCCGAGAACGTCGTTTGGATCCCAGCTATGACCGGACAACAGCTTGACCCTCCCCGTAGCAACCCGCTCGTTTATCGTTTTCGTGAATGCGCCGGGCATAACAACATCGCCGCCCTGATCGACGTTTCCAAACGTGGAAGCATAGCCCTCCAACACTCCCGGCTCGCCGTCAACGGCTTTAAACTGAACTGCAAACGTCAACCGTTTCATTATTCCTCCACAGTTAGCAACGTACACCTGCATTGAGGATGCAAAGGCGGCGCGCCTATGTCTTCATAATTGATTTTAAGCGGGGCGTCGGCTCCCTCTGGCAGAAACTCATCGCCAACATTAAAAAAGTTTTCGTTGATCCCAACAACTTTTCCGTCAAGATCGATGCAATACCCGCAAGCGTCATCCGAAGCCAACCATTGAACCTCTTCAACGCCGGCCTGTCGCCATGCTTCCTTTGCCCCGTAGTTCGAGGCGCGAATGACTTCGGTCCGCGCAACCATCTCAGCCCTCGTCGAGGACCAGTCGCCGAACTTGTCCGCCAGGTTGGTTATTATCTCATCGAAGTCAATCCCGCTCTCAAAACCGTTGCGAATGACCTGGCGCACGCCTTCTGCCGACGTCTCGCTGATCTTCGCCGCGAATTTGTAGGTATAGTTATCGATAAACTTTAACAACCTGTGATTGTCTATGTTAAATGACAGCCCGATCTCTTCGGCAGCCATGCGCGCCGCAGTCGTTATCTGTTCAGCCATCGCTGAGCCAAACTTCTGCGCTGCGTTCGCCGTCCAGATCGTCATTAGCTCCTGCCATTGCGACTCTGTCAAATCAAGAGACTGAAGCGGCGGAGGATCTTTGCGCTCCATTCCATCGGCGGACTTAACGCCAGCCATTTTCAGATATTCGGCGTGCTGATCTTTGATAACGCCGTCCATCAGCGCAAACATCCGGTCATACCATTTCTCGGCCGTCTTGATCCGACCGAGCGCCCCCTGAACAAGTCCAACGCTACGAGAACCGACCGGCTTCTCCGTCGCCTTGTGAGTGTGACTGCATGAATGCTTGCCGGAAACGTCCAGAGTATCGTCGCGATCTACATCCACGTCGTCAACGCCTGGATCAGCGGCAGCCGTCCCAGTCAGGAATATATCTCCCCCTTCGACAACCGGAAGCCCGACTCTTTCCCGCGCCTCGTTGCGAGTAAACAGTCCAGACCCAAGCCCCTTAACAGCGGTCTCAATCTTTGAGTTCTGTACTGGCGCAAGAGCGGAAATCGACGAATTGTCAAAGGTGCAATAAGTCTGATTATCAAACTCCGGCATAAGAAACGCATTCATCAGGTCATCAACGCGGTTTTGGAGCGGTTCAACTGTATCTTCCCAAAATGCTTTGCGCGCCTCTTCAAAGTTGCTGAACGTCGAACGGTCTAACCCCGCCTTGACTCCAGCGATGATCGGAGGAACGCCGAACAACGAGCAAATCCGAGCTTCATCCAGAGAGCGCAGGTCAGGCATCATCATGTCTTTCATGTTCAAGGAAACGACTTTAGCATCCTTAACTCCCTGCATTAGCCCGACGCGCCCACGATTCTCCCCGCTGTAATTCGTCTGCCAGGTCTCTTTAAACCTGTCCTGCATTGCCTTATCGAGCCTCGCTGATTCGTCAAGAAATAACATAATTCCCGGCGCAACGCTACGATTCTCAAGAGTCGATTTAACAAAGTCGGTCGCTTCATTGTCCGTATCGATTTCGCGCAATCCGGCGAGGAGCGGAGATTGTCCGAACCAGTCATCCGTCGGATTGTAAGCCATGTCATGAATAATGTCACTTGGATCGATGGGATAGTCGACGCCGTTCAACGTGTAAATGTACTGTCTGATCAGACTATCACCGGCGACGATCTTCACCCGGTCGGGGCGCAGTAACCAAAGCTCTTTAACCCCACGAGTGGAAGCAAGCCTCGCCTTGTACAGCATGACATTGCCAGATATGAACCAATGAATCCAGTATGTCTCCCAAAACCTGAAACCCGTCATCATTTGAGACGGGCGTTTGAATATCAATTCTGCGGGATGATTCGGGACGGGATCATTGTCCGACGTTGTAAAACACTTCAGCGGAGCGGCGGCGAAGTTCTGAACGATTGCCTGAATACAGCGATAGACTACGCTATTCGCCTGATAGCCGTATTTCGCATAGTTTTCCCAACTTGCATCGGTATATTTAGGCGATGATCCGGCTGCCTGCATGAGAGCGGCGGCTGGAACGGACGGCTCCGCCTTTGCAACGATGCCTAACCTGTTGGCGGCTCGCAATAGTGACCCCATCATATCCATGCGAACTCAAACGTTTTCGCCTTCCCGAAACGCATCATTAGGGCATAGCGCACAGCGTCGAGGAGGTGATTGTTCTCATCGAGCGGAACGTCTAAAGTATTTCCCATCTTGTCCTCCTTCCATTTATGCGTCTGCCGCTCGTTCTCCAGGTTGACGTTTTCAGGCTTTGAATGAATCCGCAATGTCTTGACCAGGTCGATTCCAGACTTGACGCTGCCAGGCGATTTGTCTGCGGCGATTGCCCGGTACCCGGCGCGTTTAATCATCTTGATCCGGTCCGGCTCAGCCGAGTCACAATAAATCGTTGCATTTGACTCAACGCCGAGTCCCGGCAGGTCGCGGATCAGGTCATCGGTCGTCTGTTCACGCTCATAATAGACCTCAGTCAAGTAAACGTCTTCATCCCCGACAATGTCGGCGCGAACAAGAGCCATGGGGTTATTATAACCGAAGTCCAGCCCGTAGATCGTCTCATCGAACTCATCCGGCCATTTGTCCATAAGGAACGGCTTATCATAGATCAGGCCCCGAAGCTCGCCCCAATCGCCCAGCGCATAGATTTTGTGATACTGCTCATCCCTGTTGACCAGGTCTTGAATGACGTTGACCTGTTCGCGGCTCAAATGCGGGTTATCGTTGTATGTCGAATGATGTGTCAGCGTTTTGCCACGCTGATCAGAATCAAAGAATCGCCGCTTGATCCAGTGATTGGCGGAGATTGGGTTGAATGATAAAATTAACTGCTGATACGTCGGCGTATAAGCCCTGACGCGCAAGTCAATCTGTGTAAAGTCGTCGAATGAAAGCTCGGTCGATTCCTCAATCCAGCAGCTCGTAATCCCTTCGATGGACTTCAGCTTCTGTTCGTCGTCGGTTCCCGTGAATATGAACGAGTTTCCGTTGGGAATGAACGTTATCGTCTGATCAGATTTGTTTGTCGCGAAAAGGCTCGTCATCCCCCAAGCGGCAATAGTCGCTATGATCAGCTTCCATGCCGAATGCTTGATGGTCCTGTTGATCTTGCGAATGACGAGTATCGTATGCCTTTCCTCACTTACAACGCGATAAACTAATTTCTGCGCCGTGAACCACGACTTCCCAGACCCGGCTCCGCCCCTGAGAACCAAATACCGATGCTGGTCGAACAACAGCGGATAAAACGCCTGGTTGATGACTTCCGGCAGCCGCGAGAAGTCTATATGCGTCCCGTTGCTCATGCATCCTGTTCTGGCCTCGGAGCCGGAGTTACTACAATTTCAACCTCGCCGGAGTGATCGATCTTTGTCGGTGAATCAAGTCCGAGCAACTTGGCGCGCCTGTCACAGATTGAAAGCCAAGTCTTTATTGCGCCGTGATGACCTGCCTGAATTGACGCGGATAATTTTGTTTCCATCAAGTCGAGCTTTTCACATTCCATCTTTTGTAATTGCTTGGCGTTCAGGCTCGCCTTGTCGATCAATTTCTGCAGCTCTTCCTTAACGATCTTATATGCGTATGATTTGACACAGCCGACGGTCTTTCCGATTTCTTCATATGTGTAGCCATGCAGACGGAGCTTCATAATCCTTGAACGCCTCTCAGCCGCGTCGATCTTTTTGGGCGTTGTTTTCTGTTCAGGCATCAGGCAAGACTCGGCTCTATTCCTGTCGCGAGTTTAAACCGCTCTAATGTGATCGCGACGTAATCTGGCGATATTTCAATCGCCCGGCACTTGCGACCGAGCTCCTGACAGGCGATGATTGTCGTTCCGCTCCCGCAATATGGGTCATAGACGACCCCTTGAGTGCAATTACCAATAAGCATCGCTATCCAGTCCAGCGGCTTTGAATACTTATGCTCTGATTCGGCGTGCAACTTTGTAATTGGGTTTTGATATAAATCCGATAAATGTTTTCCGTTTTCGTTTGGTGTAAATAAATACGTGCCGCGAGAATTGCTAACGACTCTCGGACTCCCAGAATCTCCATAATGATGCCCATCCGTATTATATGAGTTAATGTCACCATACCACGCGCACAGCTTCATCCTTCGTAGCGGTCGATTAGGAGTCCACCAACTCGTTACACAGTCCCAAACAAACAACCACGTTGGGGGGCCAAATCTGGTAAATAGGGCGCCAATGGTGGATCCGTCTCCAAACGCTAAAATAGTATTAAACCCTTCAGGAGTTTTGACGTCATCATCCCAATTTGGATCAAAAAACAAGGTTTCTGCATTGGCTCCTTGAAGTACGTACTCAGCGGAGTCACCATTGGTCGCGTCCCCACACAGAAGACGATGATCGCCGAGACTCCATACCTGTCCAACCTCAACCCCGTACTTTTCCCGCAGATCCGCACCATGATCAACAAGTTCTTCGATATTCGTTTCGTCGTCTGCGTCTGCCGCTCCGGTTCCTAACGGCTCAATCATGGCAGATTCAGAGATAGACTCCAAAAGCTCGATCAAGT